TGCCATCTAACTATCCTAACGCAATTGATAATGCGACAGCAGTACCCGCCGCGTCTACATTTAAACCAGTCTGAGCTTTGCCCTGTGCAGTAGCATCTGCCATGCTCAAGTCTGTCAATCCTGTTGCTACACCACCTGTAATCTCAGGGTTTGACATTGCCAGAGTGTCACTCAAGCTTATCACATTTGCTCCTGATCCGCCACCGTCACCATATACAATGCTAACTTTTCCTGTTCCTGGCACCGTAGCGTTTGTTCCGCTACCCTGTGTAACGACTATATTTCTATCCGCAGTTAATGAATTTTTAAAGATAAAAAATGCCTGAGTTGTATTTGGTGCTATTGTTACAGTAACATCGGCACCCAAGTCAGACCCTGAGTCTTTAAACTCAATAACACGATACATACCGTCTGATGCGTTGCTCGATCCAGAAGATGGAGAGCTTGGGCGCACTGTTAAAGTATGTGTTGTTCCTGATACGGTAACGCTTTTGTATCCAGCCAACCGATCAAATATATCAAAGTTATGGTTTGTGGTAGTACCCCATGTGCCCGATTGCTCACCAGTTCCCGGCTTTTCAATTGCAAAGTTTGTTGTAAACGTACTAGCCATATAATTCTCCTATGCTACGTCTTTCCATGTCGGGGCTTGTAAACGATCTCCAGGTACAAATCCACCAGGTGCTCCTTGAGGAGCTTTATAAGCTGGACTAGATAACGGATCGCCGGGCTGAAAACCCGGAACAGGTGGCTGAAAACTTGGATTTTGATCTGGAATAACCTGATCAAATACTTTAACATTTCCTGCGTCTCCTGTTGCCTCAACGCCAGTTACGATAGCATCTGCGTTTGCTTGTACCGTTACATTACCAACATTTGTGCCACTTGCCAATCCCGTTGTTAAAAACTCTACAGAAATACCCGCAACAACGGTGCCAACTTGACCTGTGCCAACCTGTTCGGGTCTTATAGGATCAATCCTAACAGAAACATCCGCAGCCGCTGCTACAGTAACTGTGCCTACTGCACCGGTGCTTGTTTCACCTGTCGTAACGACATTGCCAACACCATCTATCGTAACAGATCCTACACCGCCTGTAGCAGAAAGACCTGTTTCAGGCACATTACCCGTACCCGTAACGGTGACTGAATCTAATCCACCAGTAGCAGCAATACCTGTAACACCAACGTCAGCCGCAGCCGCAGCTACAACCGTGCCTACCGAAGCTGTAGCGGCAAGACCCGTTGCAGGAGCGTCCGTGCTACCTTGAGCCGTGACAGAGTTGAGCGCACCTGTGCCAGCAGAACCACTTGGTGATACAGTAGCGGTGCCTGTAACCGTAACGGAATCAACAGAACCAGTGCTTGTTGAGCCAGTAACAGCCGTGTTTGCAGCCGCTAAAACAGTAACAGAGCCGACACCACCTGTGGCTGACAGCCCTGTTTCTGGAACACTAGCCTCTGCAACAACAGAAACAGATCCAACCGCACCTGTTCCTGCCACTCCCGTAACAACAACCGGAAGGGATTCGCCCCAAGCCCCTTGGGACCATGTGCCTCTTGCCCAACCCGAAATCGCTGTCATGGGACCTGGTCCGTTTAGGCGATACGAATAATAGCGTTACTCGCGTCCGCTGTTGGGAACTGAATAGTAAAGTCACCAGCAGTTGATGTCTTATCACCACCAAACGCCAAAACAATAACAGCTTTATCTGAGGCATCACTGTTATAAATCAACGCACCATTTGCTGTAATTGTAGCTGTTGAAAACGTTAAATCAGAAAAATCTGTAAACGCCGTTGTACCACTTGTAGTAGGGTCTACTCTGGTTAGAGCCAATCCACCAGCAGAATAACCTGTGCCAGACACTTCGTTTGATGTAGCATAAGCCGTTGTCGAAGCACCTAGCGTTGCTGATGAAGTAAACAGAGCAAGCTTAAAAGCACTTCCTCCTGAGTTTTTAAAGTTGTGTGTTCCCTCAAGAAGTTCTTTCTTGAAAGAAGTACACATTGCTTGCGTGATCGCCATGTCATAATCTCCTTATTGCGTCAGCCAGTTTTGGATGCCCTGCATCTATAAGGGCATTATACACGGTTGTGCGGTCACTGCGAATAGCTTCTCGCATATAAAATGCAACCACTTTTTCCATGTGCTTTTGGAACGCTTTTGCCTGATCCCTTATAGCAGGGTGTGCATCATCCGATACACTAATCAGTTTTTCTACACAGCGTTCTGCGACTTCATCAGGGCTAAACCCTCGATTCTGCGTTGTTTGTACGTTGACGATTGGATCGTCTGAAACATCAAAATTAAGTTTAAACATTATTGTTTTGGCCTTATTACTTTACCAACGCGATAGTCTTGCGTGGTTTCTTTTGCTTCTCCAAGCATCTTCAACCCAATTACAGCTTCATTAAACCGTTGATTATATTGAGCCATTATGTCCTGCTCACCTTTCATAAAAATATATGCTTCAACTAAAGAACCATACAACATTGCCAAGTCAGCATTGTCACTCAACCATGTAGTACCCGTTCCTGCACCAGAGGTTAAACTAGCAGGTCTAAACAAATACTGAACTTCGACCGCGTAGTCTTGGTCAGGAGTAGGAGCAACAATAAAGTTACCCACATCAAACTGAGCATAGTATCTTGGGACTCCCGTTACAGTGTAATCAGGATTGAACTCCTCTATAAAAGAAAGATCTTTGAACTCAAGGAATTGTTTTTTACCACTTACCGTTACGGTTATAGAAAACGGAGCTAAAAAATCACTAGGCGCACCAAGGTATTGATTGTTAGTTGTCATCGTACCTTGTTGGTTACGCATAAATAAATTTAGTTGAACGTTCTTGAGTATACGCTCTTCAGCGGCTCGTATAAACACAGGTAAATTGTTTACGAAAGTCGTCTCCGAGTTTTCCGTATAATCTTGTATTGCCTGTTTTAAACTATCGTATGTAAAACTCATGGTGTATTCGCTTGGCCTCCCATACCTGAATGGTTGGTGCAATAATAATACAACGTTGGAGCACCTGATGCTACTGTTATCTGTGTGTACGCTCCAGAACTACCCGGAGTTCCCGCTGTAACGACGCCCGTGGTGTATGCAGAACCTCCGCCCCACGTTCCATTTGCAGTTGTGCTAAATCGTAAAGGATGCCCACTGTTACTTGAATCGCTCTGGTCAAATCGGAATACATCACCTTCAGCCAAATTCAACGTTGGTGATACCGATCCACCAATATAGTACTTGTTGCCGCTACCATATGCATTTGTGCCAGAAGCTACTGTAACGGTATAAATCGTTGTGTTTTGTACAGTTGTTACAGAGCCAACAGAACCCGTAGAAGCGGAACCTGTAGCCGCAGCGGTAACGGAAGCGGCTGGGGTGGATATTGTTACAGAGCCAACAGAACCTGTAGCTGAAGCAAAACCTGAAATAACCGCTGTGACAGGAATTCCTGTCTGTACCGTTACATTACCAACCTGACCTGTGGCTTGTGTGCCCAGTGTTTCAGGAAAAAATATTGTTACAGTGCCAACTCCGCCTGTAGCGACAAGATCATTAGCAGGAGTCACTCCTGGTATTTCTTTAAAACCAACAGGGTTAAATCCATACTGTAACGATCTTTGCTCCGACAAACCAGTTTCTGGTCGGGGGTCTCTCAATGCCTGTGGATCTGCACCTACACGAGGGGATCTAAGCTGCGGATGCTTTGCTTCAAACTCGTCTTTACCTACAAGTAGTCCGTTCCACTCCTTACGCATATCCTTGAGTCGATACCGAAAACCAGATCGATCTGATATACCGTAAGCTTTTTTGCCGGACGCAAATGCCATTATACCCTCAAGTATTGTATACTAGGTTGTAGTTTAAGCGGTGTTCTATCTTCGTCCTCATCAGAGGCACGTTGGAACTCTTCCTCATAAACAGTTTTCAATAGTTGAGTTCTGTCTAATGCTCGTTTCATAGACAGGTAATATGCTAATCCAGCCACCATGCAAGGATAGAAACGAAAAGGCATATCAGTAGTATTAGTAAGAGTATCAGCATCCTCGATTCGTTGCACATAATAATAAACTATCTGATCTGTTGAGTTTTCTGGAGTAGCCCAGATATTAATAACCGGATTTATCTTTCTATCAAAGTAATACTGACTTGGACGAGCTTCTGTAGTTTTATTAGGAACGGTTAGATATTCACCCCTACTGATCCTGCTCAGTTCATAGTCTGTACCGTCACGTCGTAATACCACCTCAAGAAGATCTACTACATCAGGTGTCAATGTTTCTTGGGCTTGACCCTTGGTAAGCGTGAGCGTTGCTTGCTTTATTGTCCAGAGATTCAAGCCTCTGTTTGCCCATTCTGCAAACATCAGGTTAAGAGACCGACGAGCCGTCTTTGCATCGTAGCCTGTACGAACCTCTAGTCCGCATCTTTCATATGCTTCTTCGATGATGTCAGCTACATCTAGTTCGAAGTCTCTTGATCCTGAAGTTGCCATAGCTTAACTCATGTGTGGTTTCTGATTGGTTTTAGTCATAACAGCACCACCGTTTTTATAACCCATGTTGTCCAAAGCCTTCTGTGCTTTTGGGTTAGTTTTTGCTTCTTCACGGAGAGCTTTAATGCCCTCATTTGGTGCTTCTTTATTTTTATTTTCCATCGCTATCATCCTCATTATAAAGATTATCGAACACTCGGTTTACATCTAGTGTATAGTCTAAATCACTTTTTGAATAGTGTATATGTTGTGAGGGTTTGAAATCAGGGGCACCCTCTCCCACAGCAAACCAAGCTGGATGCGTTACACGCACCCGATTATTTGGTAACGCAACAATATTACCCGTCCACTCTCCTGCATCTAAAAGCTGTAAAACATGACTTTGTTTGTGTTGTGCAGGGTCATCACCAATCTCGCTGTCAGTGTAGTCTACAGTAAACAAATATTTAGCAGGAAACATTTGACCATCGATCTTGGCTAACCAAGGACACGGTGTCGCCCTGTCCAAAACATAAACAGAATGATTATGTGAGGAACAATCCCAAGGCTGTGCGTCGTGTGTCGCCATGGGTTCAGGCCATTCTTCTAAAGGTATATCTGCAACCAAGGCAGTTATAGGCATCCTAGCCCACATTGCACCGCCGTGAATTGTATCTTCCTCCTCGTCTTCAGCTTCACATCCTGTGAAAATTACTTGAAAACTTAGAGATCTATTCGGTATGGTTGTAACTGCAACCACCATAGCATGGAGAAACTCGCCGTGATATTTCTCATGATTATGGGTGTACTCACGACGAACCCAAGCCTTAAAATAAGGTATATTGCTTTGTAGGTATGGCATAAGACTCTAGAATATTCTTACTTTTCCGCCGACTACGCCGCCCTTAGACATCATTTTGCCACCAAGACGATATCCTTTTTTCATTTTACCGCCAGCTTTATAGCCCTTGGTCTTCATCTTACCGCCAGCTTTATAGCCCTTGGTCTTCATCTTACCACCGACTGAGTAGCCCTTGGTCTTCATCTTACCGCCGCCACGGTATCCTTTCTTTTTCATCATGATACTTTCTCCTTTAAAAAACTCTAACACCTCTAGTGGCTACCAAACCACCACCACTAGCCTTCCAACTTATTCGTTTGGAAGACTTCTTCTTCTTTGCAGCAGAAGTACATTGCGCCATAGTTGGTCTGCAAGCCGGATAACCTCTGCGTTTCTCACCCTTTTGACGACCACAAGGTTTGCCTGTCTTACAGTCTACCCAGCCTTTACCGTCGTTTTGTCCAAACCATTCACGAAGGGAGTTCTTTGCCATCAGTAAACCTTTGTAACTTGTCGTCTGTTTTCCAACATAGCAGATCCACAACCAGCAGCAGTAAACCCCCCGCCATCTCGAAACTTTTTCTTTGGAGGTCGTTTAGGGTTATCAATTGCAGAAATCACACCACCTTCAGCAGCTTTTTTAGTAGAGTTTCCCCAGTTGGCGGCTCCTACCTTGCGACACTTTGATAGTGCCCCCGAAGCGTATGCGCTGGGCCACACCTTGTACCGAGCTTTTACCTTGTGATAACATGCGTCTTTTTTTGACTTCTTCTTTGCCATTAGTTCGCCTCCGAGGTGACTTGGATACTTGGAATGATATTTGTCCACGACTTATCAAGACTAAACTTCCTTTCCGATAGTTCTTCTACAGACTGTACAAGATGATCTATCTTCACATCCATGACCTCTGTTCTCTTGTCTACTGAGACAAGGGTGGTGATCATCCATACCAAACCAACGGAAGATAGGGATAATCCCGCGCCCCAAAACAAAAGTTGTACATTCCTGTCCATCACTACCACATCTTACAAGACCAGTACTTGGCCTTTAGTTTATCCAGGGTGCCTTTGTCACAACCGTGACGGGCACGGAATGACTTACGACGTTTGGGGTTGGACTTCTTGATGGTCATGTTAGCATCACCAAACCTAACGATCTTTTCCTTGCCTTTGTCGCAAGCTTTTACAACAAACTTTTTACCACCAGAAACCTGACGTTTCGGCTTGTTGCATTTCATCTTAGACTTGTCGATCTTAGCCATCACGCCAACCCTACTTAGGTGTCGTCAAGTAACGCACAAACAATGCATGTTGCAGTCGCAGCACTTGATCCATCGTGACCAATTGCATGAACACCAGCAACTGTTGCATTTGGATATCTACCATAGAAGGATTGATTAGGGCTAATCTTAACCGCATCATCCGTAGTATTTGCTGCTGTACCACCGTCAAAAACAACATAGATATCATTAGCTGCATCAGTGTTTTTGATATAGATGAACTCAATCTTATCTGTGGTTGCTACCGCTGTTGGCTGCACGTTGGCGTTAACTGCGGTATAGTCAGTAAAATAACCCGCAATCAAATCCGTGCTTGCCGCTGTAACACTGGTTAGTTTGTAGTACCACTTGTCGTTCGCGTCTTTTGGCGAAACAGTGGTTGTGGCTTCGATAGTTTTGGCTATCTCGTCCGGTAGAACTGTAGTCTTCATGACTACTGTAGCTGCGTCAGCCATGTTTTATCTCCTTTACACTCACCCGAAGAATCCGGTTATCGAGGTGATGTTAGTTAGCGTTACATGGCAATCATCTTCGAAGATAATGCCATGATCGGGTATCGTTACTTGCGTGTCATCCGAGGTGTTAAACACCATGTCTAACAGCGTTGCTCCACCGCTACCGTTTTTGAAAACTACTTGAGGAGACCCGCTCGAGGCTGTCTTCACATAGAAAGACTTCAAACGAGTCCTGCCTGTATTCAAGTTTCCAGTGGCAGTAGCTGTCTTTGCAAATATAGAAGCAGCCATGTGTTACCTCCTATTAAGCGGTTGGTGAATCAGATGAAATACCAAAAAACTTCAAAGATAATACACCACCAGCACCCGCAGTGCCAGAAATTACTACTTCAACTTCATCAGGAGTTTCGGTTGCTGCGGTTGTTGCACCACCTGACATTCCCAACGCACCATTGCATGGAAAAAATCCTTTGAAACCCGTAGAGTTTATCGCAACAGATATACCATCAACAAAGCCGTCTGTGTCTGCGTCTGTGCCAATATCAACAAGGTTAACAGCATTAGCCGCTGCGCTTGTTACAGTCACGGCAACACCCATTGGAATAAAGTTTGAGGGTATTCCTATAGAAGCTTCTTTGTGATCTGTACCACTCGCTGCAACGGTAATGGTTGCAGTATAGGTGGAAAGAGTCATCTCATTAGTAAGACCTCCAGTAGTGGAGTTTTTAATGATAGATTTAAAACCGTTTTCTGAACGGACGGGACCGTTAAATGTCGTATTAGCCATATGGATCTCCTGTCTGGGCTATTGTCAGTAACCTTATGTCACTGTCAGGAATAACTTCACTATAACACAGGAAACAAAAAAAGAAAGGGGTCTTCGAAAAGACCCCTTAGTTATTAGGGAGGTAATCTTTTGCAAAAAGATACCTCTAGTATAACATACTTTATGCGCCTTCTGTACCGAAAACTGCACGCCAGTCAGATACGCCAAAGCTGTATCTTTCACGTGCTTTAAAACGCATATTTCCAGTGTCAAAGTCACCTTCCATAGCTGTTTTAATTGGAGTACGCTGAAACAGTTTAAAACCGTTTGGCGCATCCGTTTTCACAAAGAATGCATCTGTGTCTGTTAAGAAATGGTTGACAACCGCTCCGTCTGGCAACATGCCCATTGAGCGCATTGCGTTGACGTCATTGTCAGCCGTTCCCGGACGCAGATTTGAGTTTAAGACACGTTCAGCAATAAACTGAAGTTCTTTTGGAATAATTAATTTCATTCCACGAACTGCAATTTTCAAGCCTCTTTCGTCTGTTAGACCTGAAATATCAATGAGCATTTGCTCAAGAGATGTTTCATTCAAGTCCGCAGCAGTTGAAAGCTTGTTGCGTTGGTTGCCAGACAAACTTGGGTGAGCTGTTGAACAAAGTGCAGCACCGTCTCCAACTGGAGCACTTGTGCTAAACGCGTTATTCAAAATAGCCGCCGCTTTAATTTGTTTTGTCTGAGACATTGAACGAGCTAGAGCTCTGGTATAACGCGCAGCTAAACGGTCATAAAGGTTATCTTCAATTGCTTCTTCAGTAATTGAGAATGCCAAAGCAATAGTTTCGTGTGTATAACGCGCAGTAAATGTTTCCTGTGCATCATCAAACGAGATTGCTCCGCCTTCACCTTTAACTGGAGCCGTTCCGAATCCACCGAGCATCACCTCTTCTTCAAAAGCCCTGTCTGAGGACTCTTCGTCAAAGATGTCTGCATGCTCGTTTTCGTAACGGTCGTACTCCAAACCAAACAGCGCGTTAAGGCCGGGTTCCAACTCTTTCGCTAGTTGTGCGCGAGAGATAGCCATAATCTATTCCCCTTCCTTATGTGCCGGTTGAATCCGCAGTAGTCTGCGAATCAAAACGACGGGTTGCTGCATTGTAGTGTGCATTGATACGAACGAGTAAGTGCGCGCCAGCCGACGCGTAATCATTGTTTGCATCATCGTCAACCAAGCCAACTATACGTAAAGGTAAAGTTGCTGTAGTTGCGATTGAAGACACACTGAGTTCAGAATTGGAACGCCCTGTATCAGTTGAACCTGTACGTGCGGACGTGCCCAGTGACGCGTTTGCAAAAACACCAGTTAAAGCAGTAGCGCGGTCTGTAAGTGTAGCATCTGCTGCAACAACAAACAGTTGATTTGGATTGTCTGCGACAACCGCCTCAACAGGAAAGTTTGTGTTGACAGACACTGAACCCGCACCCGGCCAATAGTTTAAGAAAACTGGTTTTTTCTGCGTGCTATCATGGTACTTCACACCCATTAGGACACCTACCGCAGCGGTTGTACCGCCACTTGTTGCGCCAGCTCGATCTATAACTCCGCCTGCTGTTGGAGTTACAAGTCCATACTGGAAGATAGCGTTTGCATTAGTAGCATCTATCTCATAGGTGGTAAGGCCGGTGCTATTAGTTGCACTACCGACCAACCCAACGGGACGAAGACCAAAGGCAGTTTCTTGGTTTGCCATAGGATTTTCTCCGTTTTAAATGGGGACACCACGTTATTTACGCGGGCCACCGAAGGTTACACGAGATTGACGATCAGCGTTGCCGATCCTCATAGTTGAATGTGCGTTCTCACGAAGCATGTCTGAATCTACGGCTTCCATTTGGTCTGCATTTCGCTGCGAGAAATAATGTTCTCGTTCTAAAACCGTTTCAATAGGCATCCTTGCCAGAACTAGTCCACCAACCCCAAACACTCCTTCATATTTACCTGTATCCACCACTGGTGCCTCAAAGTCAGGGTATTCATCACTACGGACAAGTTCCCATCCTTCTCGTAATCGAGCTGAGATGTTTTTGCGGTCATCGTGACCACGCACTTCAGCACGAATCCAGCGATGCTTGAACCCTTCGGGTGCAGGCGGAGCATCTAGCATGGACGGGGGAGCCCACGGACGCCGTTGCGCCGTTTTCTCCCGTGTTTTGTTTTCGCGAGGGGCACGATCTATGCCTTCATAACGATCTTTTGTATTCGACATTTTCTTACTCCTTCACATATTTCGCATATTCTTCTAGCGGCACACCCAGCTTTTTAGCTATTGCAACTTGGGTCGGGGTGAGTTTGACCCTTTTACTGCGCCCAGATGTTTGGCGGCTAACTCCAGCAACCGTTTGAGCGGCACGTTTGCTAGAACCGAGCTTTTTCGGAAACTCTGAAACAAGTCTCCGATCAAGTTCATTATAATACTCATCGCTCTCAGGGTCAAACCCTTCTTCTTCAATAAGTTTTTTATGTATCCCAAAAGCAGCAAAAGTCATAACTTCGTCTTTACCAAACCAAACATTTTTTGCTGCCCAGTCCTCTGCTTTTGGATCTGGCCGTTTGATTTCTGTTGGCTGTGCTTGTTGTGCTGGCTGTGCTTGAGCCCCATTTTCTTGCGCTCTTTCCTGCACAGTTTCCTGACGCTGCTGTGCTTGAGAGTATTGCACATTTCTAGCACCAAGATTAGACAACTGCTCTTGTGCGGCAACAATCGCATCGCTATCTCCAATATCAATAGCATGCTTTAAGTTTGCTTTTGCCTGAGCTGTTTCAATTTCCAGACTCTTGCCATATTGCTCCATATAGCCTTTGTCTAAAGATTGTACCTTTTCTTCCAAAGCTTTTGCCTGCGTCTGCACTTGTTGCGCATATCGAATAGCTTCTTTTTCGCGCTTCTCTGCATCTCGCATTTTCTTTGTAAGTTGATTTATTCTTTTTTGAGCGCTGCTTACCTGTTGCTCTTGCTCATTTGAATCTTCAACTTCTACAGCAGCTTCTTTATCGTCTGCTTCTTTACCGAGCTCTACTTCTGTTTCCTGAGCTTCCGTCGTATCAATTTCAATTTCATCCTTAGATGGTTCAAAAGTTGTTTTTTGTTCCTCAACTGCTTCCATTTTTTTCTCCTAGAGGCTTAAAATATCATCGGGATCACTAATGACGGCTAATATTTCGTCATCGTTCAGAATACGGACTTCTCCGCCTTCTATTTTAAATCGAGACCCTGAATATCGAGCAAAAATTACCCAGTCGCCTTGCTTACACCAAGCGCCATTAGGGAATTTTTCCTGATCCTTGTAGCAAAGTTCGCCTTGCTTCATAACGTATCCAACAACCGTCGTTATCTGACCGTCATCAACAACACTATCTGGCAAAAACACGCCACCCTGCGTCTTGCCCTTGCCACGATAGGGAAGAATTAACATTCTCCAACCCGTGGGTTCAGGCATCCTTTCTAAGAGAGATTTATCCACTTTAGAGGGGTCAAGAACCCTCTCTTGTGGTTCAACGTACATGCTGGATACTCCAGCTTTTGCGGCTTCTAAATCGACCGATTTGACTGCTTCAGTCATTGTTATGCTCCTGTTTTTCTAGCAGGCTCGCGAGTTCCTGAGATATAAAGTTTAAAGCGTCCAGCTCGCCCATGCATCGCTGGTAATGCTCCATTGATTGAATGCCATTGTTTTCTAAAACATCTAGCACCATTGTTTTACGCTCTTTCACAGACCGTTGAACAAATTGTACGACGTCTAAGTCGTCCATGCTACCTCGCTATCTTATAACATTCGATTATTATGTAACATGTCTTATACTTAGACGCCACCCATTTTTTAATCAATTAATTCAAAATGAGGCCCGTCTATAAATGGGCGCCGACCTTGAGACCTGCGCAAATCAACATAAGCATTCATGGCTTCTTCCATTGTGCCTTCCCACTTACGAATATCCATAGGATACGGCATTTCTGGTGTGCCCCATGCAGCGCCCCAACAAACAGGGACATTCAGATTAATCGCCGCTTCCTTAATTGCGTCTGCTAAATCATCGTACAAATTAAGTTCCCAACTTGCCCGTCCGTTCACAAAGGCCATGATGTCAAAAGCTTTACCTTCAAGGTGCTTCGACTTCATAGTTTGACTTGCTCCTGACGCTACGAGCTCTTTTTGTTGTTCAATGGTTCGCATGCCCTGCACAACGCCAAAGTCTGTTTTAGTTAGCGTTATTGCCATTTTGACAACGGCTTGGAGCCCGTCATCAATTCCCTCAAGCCTATCAAGGCTTCTTCTGCTTAATTTAAAACTCATTATTTTCTCCTAACGAATTGTTTGTACCCTTTCACACCGAAAGAGGCCGAAATTGCAATTCCTAAACTGTAAAAATACCAGTCTGGCGCCTTATGGAGCTGCTCAAAGCCCCTATCTACAATACCTTCTGCGCCCGGTATAAATGCAAGCACAAGCGGAATTGACAACACAATAACGAAAAATTCGTCTTTCCAGCTCGAACCGCTGTTCTCTGCCATAATGCGTTCCCAATCAGCAACGCTTGTTTTTTCTGACAACAAAATCTTTGCTTTTGCTTCCGCCTCAGTAAGTTTAAGCTTTGCTTCTGCGGCTTGCTTTGTAGTCTTTGCATCAAGCCAACTACTAGCTAAACCTGCTACAGGTCCTAATAACTGTCCTATCATTTGTTAGCCCCCATATTGGTA